TTTGTCTAACCGAGGAAATTTCTGCATCGTCGCCCTTAATGGCCATCTGCGCCATGTTCTCGATTACCATGTCCGAGACCTGCTGCGCAAACTCCTCCTGCAGTTCCGCGTCGAACGTGATTGCCCCTGCCTTTGCTGCGCCAAGAATCCGCTCTTTGATGAGTGTACGCGCGGCCTCGTTCGCAGTTGCCCCTTCTGCGGCCAGCGCCAAATCTTTTGCGCCTGCCCCTGCATAGAGGTCCCGCAAGCTCTTTGCCTCACCGCGTCCGAAAATCGTGCGGGCAATCTTCTGCAAAGCAAGCTGCTCGATGACACCCTCGGCAAGCCCCTGTGTCGCCGAAAGCGCCGCCGCCTGTGTCGGCGTATACATCGCACGTCCCTTTGCGTCGAGCTTGCTGAGATTCTCCTCATACTGACTGCCGCCAATTTCAAGGCCCATGACAGCAATGGCCGTTGCCCGTCCGACATTTGCAGCAGCAGTCGGATTCTTTGTCACTGCAAGCGTGATGCCGCCCGTAATCGCACCGAGCCCCTGAGAGGATGCAATCATCGGAATGTTTTCTGCAGCACCACCGATCATCGCGCCGACTACCTGTCCGACACCGCCATAGGAATATTCCGGCAGTTCGTCTTTCTTTTTGTCGAGCGCAGTAATCCAATTCTGCTCATCTTCGGTGAGTTTGCGTCTGCCAATCATCGCATTCGCATAGGTCATCTGACGGCGAATATTGTAATAACCGCGCTGCACACCTGCCGAAACGCTTCCCGCAAAGCGTGTAAATTCATTGCTGTACGCATCGTTGACTGTCTGCAATCCTTCGGTGTTTTGGAGCATCATAACAGCCTCGTTCGTGCCACGCTTTTCGACAATCTCTTTGAGGTATGGCATCGCTTCATAGACACGCCGCATATTGAGGTCGCCGTTCACGTCCAACATTCCCGGCAGTTTTTTCAGCTTCTCCGCGCGCTGAACGACCTTCATTACCTTTTCCCATACCTCGGGATCATTGGCAATCGTCTCCGCACGAATACCCGTCAAGTCATGTGCCTTCTTGATCTGCTCGCGCTTTTCGTCCTCGCCATAGAAGAAATCTGCATAGAGTTTGGATGCCTGAAAACTCTCAGGCACAACACCCTTAATGAGGTCTTTCCCTGTGATCGGCTCCAGCGGTGCAGTCATGTCTTTTGTGTAATACGGATTGTCAAAATCGATGGGCTGAACACTGCCATCATAGAAGTTGTCCCGCAGCTTTGTATAGACGGCATCCACGATATTAGAGACAGACCAATCCGATTCTTTCTGCGGCTCATAGGACTTTGTCATCATCAAATCCATCACGTCGCTGCTCATGATCGGATTGCCCGCGTCGTCACGTCTGCCTGTGTCATAGGTCGCGTATTCGCTTGTCGGGGCATAGTTCGGGATATCGTTCAGCTCGTCGCTGTTGTTCTCGCCGGGCATCTTGATTTTGACACCGATATTCCCGCTCGCCACATCGCGGCGCATCATCTGCTCAATTTCTGTTCTTTTCTGCGGATCCATAGTTACCTCCCGTTATCCTCCGTATACGATCTCTTTTCCGCTCTTCCCGTTCTGCATCCCGTTGATGAGATCATCCGTCTTTATGCGATATGCACCACCGCCATTGATCAGTGTAACAACAGATTCACCATTCCCTGCATCTACAACGCTTGCAATACCGATGTTAAAGAGCTGTGCTTCGTTCGTGTCGATCTTATTCCCACCAAAACCGAAGAAACCGCCGCTCCCAGAGATTGTCATAGGAGCCATCTCTCCCGCCATTTTCTCAATAATCCACTGCTGAGATGGCATTTCTCCGTTATGATCTTTTTGATACTCACGAATGAGATATCCTGTCGAATCTTGTGCAACGGCAAAATTCGAATCAAACATCCCGTTTTCATATCCGCCAAGCCCAGTCTTAACTGCCTGTTTGATGCTCCCCCAGTCATACTTAAAGGCGCCTTTTCCGGTCTTGTAATCATCAATGACATCCAGCAGTTCTTTTCGCATGCTATTTTCCATATGCGGATTTCCGATGATCGTGTCATAAGCATCGTTGATGCTGATCTTGCCCTCCTGCAAGGCGTTGATGAGCTGATATTTGTACTCCGGTCCCGATATTTTAAGAGCCGCCGCCTCTGCTGCAGCACGCCGATTCGCCGCTGCTTCTGCTCGTGCTTGATCTGCCTGCCCCGCTTTCATCGCGCTGTTCATCAGTTTTACCGAGACACGCGGATTATCCCCTGCGATGCTCGTAATGGCGGACTGATATTCAGCAACAGAATGATATTGTCCATCATTTTGGAGCTGCATAATCGCCATCTGCCCCTGCTCAAACAACCTACTATCTTCACGGTCGCGGGCCGCAAGCTGCTTCTGCATCCCACCGAAAATCTTATCCGTTCTCTCCTCAATCTCCATGTCAGAGAGTGGCGTTTCCGTGACGCCGCGCCCGAAGCCGACGACTTTGTAAGTGTTCACGTCAATTTCTGCAACACCATTCAGGCCGGACTGCCACACCTTTTTAGACCGTCCATCATAAACGCCTACATGGGCTATTCCGTATTGCCCTTCCTCTGCGCCCGTCCCCGTCCAGTACACAAAATCCCCCGTACGAAGCTCGTTAGGATCGCTGAATGTCCTTCCCATCTGTTTCAACTGGACATACTGTTCATCCGCACAACGGCTCTCAAACTGAATTCCAAAGAGCCCGCCTACTTGCATCGCCCATGAACCGCAGTCATATTTTCCGTTCGCCCCGTTGAGAGGAGCGCCAAGCTGATACTTCGCCCCCTCAGTCTGCTTGCAGAACGCGTAGAAACTGTCCAGGTTCGGTGTATTCCCATGCGCATTCTTCTGGACCCATGCTTTGACCGCATCGCGTGACGCCTCAATGCCAAGCTCCTTGATTGCATTCTGTGCCTCACCGAACTCAAGCTCCTGCTGTGCATGCTTCCGCACTGCGCCAAGCGCCGCCGCCCGTTGATTGCCATCCATGTACTGCCCGTACTTATTGCAGATCTCATCCATCCGCTTGAAATCCGCTGTCTGCATCGCGAGAGACATCGCCTGACCGACTGCCTGTCTGCGGAATACCTCTTGTTGTTCTTTTACCTTCTCTTGCCCATAGCCGCCCCATCTGCCTTCAATCAAGGCATCGGAGCGGTTAAACGCCATATCGATGGCTGCATCATTCCCGCCATATTCGAGGATTGTATCGTTACAAACATCAAGAGCATTCTTATACTGCGTGTCCTTATATGCTTCAAACTGCTCCTGCTGATACCGCATGACATTCATGCGGCGCGTTACATTATCCCGCTCCGTGAACTCATTGAACGCACGGGCTCCAGTACCATAACGCAGGACACCTTTGTATTTTGCAAATACGGCATCCCTCGTCTTTTGCTGGAGCTTGTCATACTCCTCCGTGATATTGAGAGCGCCCTCCTCTTTCTTCTGCATCAGCTCAAACGTGCCCTCACTCATGAGCTTGTTATACATGTTGTTGGCCGCAAGCGCCTGTGTCTGCTCCACCTGATCTTTCAACGCCATAGCACCCTTAGCAAGCACATTTCCGGTTTCTCCCTGTGCCTGCGCAAGCGCCTGTTCGCCTTGATTGCTGTACTGTACGCGCGTGATCTGCGCCGCAGGAGCGCCGACGCCCTCTTTGTTCTGAAACGGTGAAAAATCCATGAAGCAAACCTCCTCTTATCTCATGGAGAAAAACGTACTTTGGCGCGGTATCCCGTATCCCCGCGCATTATAATTTCCAATGTGGCTGCCAAAACTTGTGCCTTTACCGCCCCATCCGTGCAGTCCAACTCTCCAATCCCGACCGCCGAACGAACCGATCTGCATTCCCGTCGCCTCTGCTGTCTTTTGTGATGCAGAGCTGACGCCCGTATAGAGATTGCTCGCCAGTGAAAACGCGCCTGTGAGCATACTGTTCATCATTGCACGCTTGCCGGCGGCCCGATAATTGCGTGCGTTTGTACTGTGGAAATTGGACTGATTCTGAAAGTCTGTCGATTGCTGCAGCATATTATCGACCTGCTGACGACCATTGTAGAGGCCCATGCCTGTCTGCTCATTGATTGCATAGCCCGTATCTGCAAGAGCCGCCGCAGCACTTCCGGATGCCGTGACACCGCTCGCACCGATTGCCGCACGCTGCTGCCCCATCCGAAGGAGTGCCCTGCGTCGCTCATTCTCTGCATTGATCTTGTTATTCTCGTCCTGCCGTTCGGCGGTCTCCTGTGCCTTGTCCGCGTTCATCTGCGCGATCTGCGCATTCTGTTCCGACTGTCGCGCCGCCGCTTCTGCCTGCGCCTGCTGCGCCCTCCCCTGCATCCACGAGGAAAAGAGAGTGCCGACAATTGTCGCCGCTACCCCCATATAACTCACTCCTTTTTGAAAAACTCAAACAAATGATACGGCAGGCCGTAGAGCCCCATCGGCTTCGCCTTATGAACAACAGCGCCCAACCATTTCAGCCATGCGATTGTGTCATGGTTTCCTTTATCGACATAGTTATAGAGATACTCCCAGTCATGCAAAAACGCGCGGATTCCTTCGCGCGTTTTCTTGCCTGTATAGATTTTGTGCTTTGCCGTCTCCGCTGTTGCAAGCATCCAGATAATGCCATGCCGAAGAATAGGATTCGTCTCGATAACGCCAAACGCTGAAATAATAACGCCGTCACAGTAGCAGGCATATGCCGCTTTGCTGTTACGCCAACAACGCATCACCTCAGCTTCGACGTTCGGCCCCGTCATGCCGATCAGCTCGCGCCGATCTTCGGGGCGCAGGTGTGCGGCAAGATAGGAGAGATCATCATCGGTTGGGGTGCGGTATGTAAACTCAGCCACCTGCTTCCACCTCCGGAACAATGGATAGAATCGTCAGCGGCAGCGGGTCAGTCTGCTTGATCGTCAGATATACTGTATCCTCATAGCTTGCGCTCGGGATGACGACATGGCGTTTCCCGTTGTAAAGTGCAATCGGACTGTCATATTTCTCAGTGCTGCGCCACTTAATCGCATCAAGTCTCTTTTCCCCCACGCCATAGAGCCCACCGCGTGTATCGCGGAAGAGGATTGTCATACGTGAGACGCGTTTCTTGCGCCCCATGTAGGAGCCGTCCTGCACGCTGAACTCAATTGGCATTGTCTGAATCGTGCTCTCAAAGGGCAAACCAACTGTAATCTTGCTGAACGCTTTCGGCAGTCGCAGAACACCACTCTCATTCACACGCATATCCGCAAGGACATTCCCATCGGCAAGCACGGAGACAGTCTTCCCAGTGAGCCATGCAAGCCCTGTGAGCGCATCTTTTGCTTCGCCGTGATAAATATATCCTGCATCTACATAGAATTGCTCCTCAGGCGCTGTATTACGTATCTGCGAGCCCATCTGCTCGACATAGTATGCGCCATCACGCTCTACAACCGCCCAAAGTTCTTCTTCACGATCGCCCGAGATCGTGCACACATCCGTGAATTTCCCCGCCGTCGTATGCTTGTGCCACGCGTATACGTCCTGCTCCTTGATGTAGGTCATGCCCAGTAGCGCGCCATCCTCCCGTACGCACCAAACAACCGTGTTCGGCGTCTGCTGATAGGCGAGCGCAACAATCGTATGCCCCTCAAAGAGATGCGCAGCAAGGAGAGATACGTCATCTCCCGTGTACTTGTCCACATCATAACTATATGTGAGATCACGGATGACACTGCCTTGATGCTGCACATAGACGATGCGCCCGCCGATGACGACCGGAGTTAGATTGTTGATGCCGCGATACTCCTGTGGTTCTGCTTTCTGATTCGTTGGCGTAAACGTCTCGTTTCCGCCACCTACCTTGTACTCGCCGCCAGAGGTGAGCATGAGCATTTCACCAAATGGGATAATGGCACGAATGCCGTTCATCTGTCCGCCTGAGAGCGTGCCTGTAATTGCATCACTGTCCTGCTGCGGGGTATTGACCCAGAAATTGTAATAGTCCCCCGACTGCGATGCCCAATAGGTCTGCGGCTTCGCTCTGCTCCCTGCAAAGACAAGGCGGTCTTCAAAGAAACTCACCGCTTGCGGATAGCCTTTTTTCGCACTCCACGCCGAGAGAGAGAAATCATTCGTCGCCTCCGTGTCTGCAAATTCTCTCGTTACTGTTGCCGTAGCGCTTGTTGCGGAGTTGACTGCCGTAATCCGTGCAACGCCATAATAATCCTGCGCGAATGTCTGTATTGTCACATAGCCACGTTGCCGCTCGTTCTCGTTGCTCCATACAGATGTATCAAACTTTTCACTACGCACACGATACTCGACGATATCATCACCTTTGTTTGTGTAGTTGAGTGTGTAGTTCTGCGTGCGGTTAGCATGCTGTTCTTGCAATGCAATCCATGTATCCGTGGACTTATCATGTTTCTCTACTATAAAGCTGCCATTCCAAAAACCAAACGATTCCACGTAGACTGTTCCACCCGGAACGCAGCGTACAACAAGCGGTGTGGTTGGAATACCTGACTTAAGTTGTCCGCTCATTGTATGCCCAAGACGAATGAGACTGCCGACCATATCCTCTGTGAAATAGTCAACGCTTGCCTTCAACGTGATTTCACCCTGCACACCTGATGCTCCGATCTTTAAGCCATCTTTTGTATTGGGATCCTCAAACGGTCCGCCCGCAATATCCATCCGCTCGAACTTCCAATCCGTGACCCCATAGCGTGTGAGTGTCATTGGAGGGTGATTGACATGCACTAAAAAGAGGACGTCTGCAGATTGCGTATACTTGATATCCGATAAATCAGCCTCGGTGTACGATGTGAGGATCACAAGAGGAGCATCATCCTTAACGACAATCCCACCTTTTGTAAACACTCGAATACATCCAGCGGTGAACTCGAGAACATAACTCTGTTCCGTCGAATACTGAAACGGAATCAGGCGCGCCCTTTTCCCGCTCTGCGTCTTTGCCACATGACGAAAGCCCGGGCGGCGTGTCGCCCCGCCATAGCGCAGGACAATCATATTCTTTAATGTCGACGCACCTACATCATACTTCTGTAAATCCGTCCGCCCGTAGAGTGCAGGCGTGAGTTCGCCGCCAGCAAAACTCGGCTTTAGGGGATACATTTGCCCGCCCGCCATCAGAAGTCACCCCCGAAACGCGCCGCAATGAGCGTATACGGTTCTTTCTCCTCCGCATTCTGCTCGTCCTCATTGTTCGCCACAGCATCCAGAAAGAGCGCCGTATATTGTTCTTCGCAATATCCCGGAAGCTGTGCATTTCCTGTGAGTTTAAATGCAATAGCTCCAGCAAGTTTCCAGCTGAGGGCTTCGACAAACTGATCATCAAAAAGACCTGTGTCCTCGATGTCTGCCGTATACTCTGCCGAGACATTCGCCACATCGGTATAGATGACGCGCCCTTCTTTGTCACTGACAATCTGATACCCCGTATACGCAGGGATGTTGTCGAAATGACCATTATAGAGCTTGCGCAGCGCAACGCATGACGCAGGATAACGATAGGCGTAGGAATAGCCCTGCGGCTTATCCGTAAGTTCCGCAAGCTGCACTCGACGCGTTGCCCACGTCCACGGATATTTTCGCAATACGACGCGGCGGCAGTGGTCGTAAAACTGACTGCATACACGCGCCGGCTCACTTGCTTCTGTGAGTGCCTCGACTGTATCAATCCCGATTCGCGAGAGTGCGAGATTGCAAACATCGATCTTATCCATCATTCCACCTCCTTAAAGAGAAAAGGGGCTGACGCACGAAAACACTTGTCCCCATACATCAGCCCCACTCCTTATTTCTTGCGTCCTCTCTTTGCCGTCGTCGGAATCTCCTGCGCGGGCGGCGTATCGTCGTTCACATCGCCCTCATTCGGAGTATCCTGCACGGGCGGCGCAACCTCTTCCAACGCATCAAAATACGGAGGCACTTCCACCTCCGCAGGAAGATCAACAACCTCGTCTTTCTCATAGAGCCTGTTGCGAAACTGACAGGTCGTATTCACGCGATATCGCATTAGAGATTCACCGCCGTTCCAGAGCTCATGTACGCCGTAAGCTTACCGCCCGTCGGCGTAGTTCCTGCAATCACAAGGCGCACATAACGATTGCCCGTGCGAATCGGTGCATAGAACTGCGCGAGCGTCGCCGCCTTCTTCGTCTGGTTGATAGAGGTCGGCACAGTTACACTCATCTCAGTAACCGGCGAAGCAAACGCCGACGTCGCCGAGGACTGAACCGTGATCGTCTCCACCTTGCCCGACGTGACTGGCGCGGTAAGCTTAACGTCGATAAAAAGCGGATGTACGAACGCACCGCCGAGCCCGATATCAAGCACCGAACTCGTAACAGACGCCGCCGTTGCAACATCATTGCAAAAGATCAATTCGTTATCAATATAAGCCATAACCTATACTCCTTCCTTAGTCAATCTTGCTCTCAGTGTTCAGGATCGCATCGCAACGCAGAACCGGGACGCCCCAGAAATGCGTGATCTTCTTACCGCCGAACTCGTCGATCGAGAGACGCACATTTGTCTTCTTGGACGCGAGGATGTCAAGATACGTCTGGACAGCGCGATTCCCGAAGAATGCCATCGTGCACTTGTCGGGATTCTCGATCTGGTTGTAGGCACGGATGAGATTCTCGACAAACGCATCCGCCTCCGCACCCGCGAGTTTGCTTGTGTCGATGTTGGCAACACGAACGACATAGCGAGGGTCACGCACGCACAGCCCCATATCCCAGTTGTACTGCGACTCGTAACCGTAATACTTGCCGCCATCCTTGTCGAACAGGGACCGCCGGCCATTATCAAGATACCTAAACCCTGCATTCGTGCCCTCGGGGAAAATTCCATAGACGGTATCCTGGCTGTAACCGACAAGCCACAGAGAGGTCAGGGCGTTGCCCGTTCCTCCTGCGTCAATAATCTGATCTGCCCAAATACGATCCTGAGTTGTCTTACTGTAGTAGTAAGCGGAAAGCCCGGTAAACTTTGCCGGCGTGACCTTTTCGTCTCCATAGAAGAAGGTCGATGCCATCTCCTGGTTCATCGCCTCCTGATAGGCTACGTTCTCAGAAAGACGCCATGCGTTGTCATTGCCGTTGATCTGCATCAACTTCTCGTCAATCTGCGCAAACGCTTCCATTCCGCCGCAGGTGAAGGATTCCGTCTTGCTCTTGGACTTGCCGGGCTTCGTGCCCTTGTTGATGATACGCCATGCCACATCCGGCAGTTCTGCACGGATAAGGGCTGTTTCCATTGTCTTCTGGTTGCACTGTTTGAACGGCATCACGTCAAGAATACGGTTCGTCTTACTCTGCAGTTCGATAATCTTCTGCTCCGCAAGCTGCCCCTGCGCACCAAAACGTGCTGCCCAATCCTGCAAAGTTACGCAATCACTCATGTTTTATTCCTCCAGTTCTTAATACTTACTGTTCGCAAAAAGCAAATCTGCTGCCGTCGCCTGTGCAGCGGCCTTTCCATCCGGCGCATTGTCCTCCTTCAGAAGATGACCGATGCGCTGCAAGAACGCCTGTACCGCTGGATGATACGCAGCACCGGATTCAATCAAGGCGTTCATGGCATCGCCGCCGCCGAACGTATCCACAGCGATCTTTGCCGCCGCAAGATTCTCGGGGGTATTGAGCCCCTGCTTAGCGCACTCATTCATCCACTGGTTCTTGATCTCTTCCGCCTGCCGCTGCTGCTCCATCACAATGTCTGCATGCATCTTGAGCAGGCTGTTTGCCTGCTCCTGCGTCATCCTTGCTTCCTTTGCGACGGACGTAAACGCTTCTTTCTGCTCATCCGAGACTGTCAAACCTTCGGGAAGATTGAACTCATACACATCGGGAATAACAGGCTCCTCCTGCTGAAAGCCAAACGGATTTTCAGGGGGTGTTGCAGGAGGTGTGTCCTGCTGTCCACCCGGAGGATTCTGCGGCGGCGCAGCGGGTGTCTCCAGCGGCCGTGCGGGCGGTGTGCCCTCTCCTCCCTGCGGGTCAGTCGTCGTCATCTCGTCCATGTTCTAATTCCTCCATTCTTCTTTGATGCTCACGACGCATGGCATATTCCAACGCAAGACCATCTGTTGATTCATTGCCGGATTTAATGCGGCGGATGCAGCGCAGGATTTCATCACCAACCGAACGCCGCCCGTTGGCGAATATGTCCTCACGCCCGTTTCCTGTGGTGTAGTGTTGATCTACGCCGCAGAGGTCAAGTACCTCCAAAACAAAACGACGCCCTTCCGGACGCCGCATAATGTTTTCAAGTGTGTCTAAATCCATACATCAGCCTCCCCCCAGAATGCTACCAATTGTGTTTTCATTGACGGGCGTTTCGGAAAGGAGCCTTGCCGCCTCTACGCTGTCTCTCAGCGGCTTTGCCATTGCTGCCGCCTGTTGCATTTGCTGTTCCTGCTGCATCTGCTGCGCACGCTGCTGTCGCATCTTCTGCACATCCTGCTCATCACGCATGATCGTTTCAGGCGTGCCGGACATCTGTGCATGCTCGCGGATTGCCGCATCAAGATCAAGGTTGTCCATGATCTCAGGCGACGCACCCATGAGATTCCCTGCAATCGCAAGGGTTTTCTCCATTGCGTTTGTTCCAACAGCTTTCTGGGCCTGTGCAAGCAGTGAGATAAACTCCGCCTTGATACTCTCCTCCTGCCCTTTGAGTTCTTCCGGCAACGGAGGCAGAAGCCCGTTGCGGTAACAAATTTCAAACGACCGCCGTGTGAGTGGTGCAAGAACCTCGTTGTGCATCTGCTCCAATACGGGAGAGAGCATCAAAAGTTTCTCCTCGTGCCGTTCCGCAACTTCGCGGGCGGTCATCTGCGGATTGTCCTGCTGTGCAAGCATCACAAAGAGATCGTTGTAAAATGCCGCGCCGATCTGCTGCTGCTTGTACTGGATTGTCTGCATGACCTCTCCGCGATCACCTGTTGCCTCATAGAGCGGGCGAACCCCATTGATCATGTTATCCGGCACAAGTGTTTCCTTGCCCGGCAGTCGATTGACCTTGCCAACCGAGGACGGAACAATCAATGCAGGGTCAGAGCGGTGCTCCAAAAGACGCATATTGATCTTCTCGATCTTCTGCAGCTGCATACAGTTCCCGAGTGCATTGTGCCCGGGTCCGACGCCGTAAATCCCGTTGGCGATCACCGTCCAACGCGGCATCAGAAACGGGACTTCGTGATACCCGCTGACCTTCAGAAACACATCGGTCTGCGCATCCTCGAAATAGTAGGACTTGTACTTGAAGTTGAGCAGTGCATTGGAATCTGGCTTGTAGTCAGCATTCTTCTCAATGAGCATGGTCACAGGGAAATAGTCTTTGAGATTCTTCGCACGGTACGCGTTACGCACCGCATCGCTTACAACGTCCTCGCCGAACTCGTCCACCATCTGCCACGCGTTGAGCTTGAACTTGCGTGCAAACTGTACGACACGCCCGCGTGCATCCACATTGCCCGCGTACTCGCCGCAGGTGTAGGGACGTGCCCAAACGCCTGTGTTGAAGTCCTCCAGAAGAAGTGCCGCACCCGTGCCGAACTGCGTAAGCTCCGCCTCGATGTTGAGCAACATGTTGTAGATATTGCTCTTGGCATAAATGCCCATGAGCACATCCTGACACTCCTCAAGCCACAGCTTGACCGTGTGATACTCCGCGAGCTCCTTGTCCTGAAGTCCGAGCGCAAACCACGGACGAGACGGCGACGTAAGCCCCGAATGCAGCCCTGCGGCACATTTCCCGCTCGCCTCCATTGGATATGGGTCAAGCAGGAAATAATCGCGGCGTCTGCCGTCCTGCGTCTTGTCCTCGTCAAAGCGGCCGCGTGTCGGATTGATATACTTACTGAGTTGTTTCCATGTACTCTCGAACTGCGTACGCTCGGTCATCATCTGTGTAACAAGATTTTTCTTGCGGCGGATGGCATCGCTGTCGCGCAGCATCTCCTGTATTGCTTTTGGCATCTGTGCCATAGAGATCACTCACCCAGCAGAGCTTTTTTGATGTTGCTCATCATATCCGACATCCCGCCAAAAAGGCCGCCCGTCTTGTCCGTTGACGCGCGACCTCTTGCTTTTGCAAGCTTATCGTGGATCGACTGACGCTCTCCCGCAGTTGCGCTGTCAATCGTCGCCGCAGCAGTAGAACCCGGCGCACTCTGTTTCACTGGCGGAGCACTGCCACCGCCTCCACTGCCGCCGAACAACTGCAAATCAAACTTCATACCACATTCCTCCTTTCAAGGGTCACATATCCGCAAACGGATCGTATTCTGCCGATGAGGCATCGTCTCCAATCCCTCCCGCAGACGGATTTATATAAACCGGCCGAGCGAACGTCAGGACAAACCCATCGGCAAGATCGGGGCTTTTCCCCGTCCGTTCTTTGAGTTTGTCCTTAGGCTCCAGAATGATTCGCCCCGTCGGGTTAAATTTGTACTCTACCGTTGAGAGCTCTGTCTTGAGCTCTGTATTCTGCGGGATTGCACCGCCCGCCTCAAGCCATGCGCGGCATTTGAAATACATCTCCGCACGGATATTGGCATAACGCTGCGCATCCATCGCCATCTCGCCGAAGTTGACCTCCGACACCTGATAGCGCAGCTGACGCAGGCGGTCAATCACACCTGCGCCCATTGCCCCAGCATCGATAAAGGTCGCGTGCGGATGATGTTGGTTGATACAGTCAATCACACGATTCGCGACCTCCATTGTGGAGAGCCCTTGGAACATACGAATATCTTTGAGCCACAGGCCTTGGCGGATACAGAGCACCGTCCTGTCATCGCCGAAGCGCGCCACATCCACGCCGAGGATCACAGGCTGACCGAGTACATCATCATCCTTGAGCAGCCTGTTTGCGGCAGCCGTAACAAGGTCAATCGGGATAACCACATCAGAGGCAGACGCCGTGAAGTCACATAAAAGCTCCTGACGAATCTCCATCTCTGTCATCTGCGCCTGCATGTCTTTGAGTTCTTCCGGCGGCAGCACACCTGTCTCATCAGCCCTATAAATGCAAGAGTACCAACCCGCTGATTTTTCAGCGTGCTGGTACATCTCGTAAAACTGATTCTGCCCCCGCGGCGTCCCAATGAATACCGCCCATCCTTCGCGGTCTGCAAGTGCAGGGCGAATAACACCGCCCCAGAGCTCCGGCTTGATATCCGCGTACTCGTCAAGGATTACCCCGTCAAGATAGATACCACGGAGCGCATCGGGATGATCTGCGCCGATGATATAGAGCCTTGCGCCCGGTGATCTTGCATGCCGTGTCGGCAGCTCGATATACAGCTCCGATTCATTCACGGCGCGCCCCGGTATTGGATTGGTATAGTATTTCAGGTATTCCCACGCCACGCGCTTTGCCTGATTCCGAAACGGTGCAACATAGGCATATACAGGTGCCTTTTTGTCATTGAGTATCGCCTTACGTATCATCTCATTGACCGTGCCGACCGTCTTGCCGAAACGTCTATGACAGACGAGCACCGCGAAACGATTTGCAGTGAGCGCAGGATGAATCGTATCTCTCCATATCGGGCGGGGCGTATATGGTATTACAATCTCAGCCATCCTTGCCCTCCCATCGGAACGTCAAAGGGCCGCCGTCTGTACCGCTGAGCGACAATTTATCGTTGAACATGCCAATATGCCGTCCCAGCAATTCGAGCGCCTTGATCTTGTCATGCAGCTTGATTTCGATGCCGTTCGCGCCCTGCTTGATTCCTGCAATCGCTGCACGTTGATCGTCAGAAAGCACCCCCGTGTCTTTTGGAGAGACTACCTGTATCGGAGATAAGGTGCCTTCCTTGTTTTCATACATATACGTTTCGATACATGCATAATCTGACGCATCAGCAAATGCAATTCTCGCAAGTTCCTTCACGACACGATCTTGTGATATCTCTGTGCGCCGTTGGAGGTCTTTTTGACGACGTGCAATTTCGCTTTGAATCTGTGGTTTTCTCAAGTTTTCCGAGCCAATCTGATATGCGTTTTTCTCGCTATATCCGGCCCGTATCGCCGCCTGTGTCGCATTGAAATCAACAAGGTATTCATCTACAAACCTAATCTGCTTCGGTGTCAGTTTCACATCGTCACCTCCTTACTTATAAAAAAACCCAGATATTTTACATTTCACGTAAACGAAGTATAAAAAATCGCAAAATTTTATATCTCCCCCCCTCCTCGCCCAATAGAAAAGCCGCCTCGATCGAGACGGCTATCCGTAAAAGGTATAGGAGGAGAGATCAGTGGTTGGGTCTATCCCCAAACTACCCACGCTATCATATTACCACCAGAAAAGGCGTTTATGAGACATGTCTATTTAATTTTTTTCTGTTCGAGTTTTAGATATGCCTCTACGGTCCGAGCAATAATATAATCCCACATAGCCCTTAATGTCCTCTCCGACACAAAGAACTCCGTATTGAGAAACCGCTCCCGTATCGCCTCGCAGTACAGTCTTTGTGTCAGCACAAGCCACGCTCTACGCCCTCTCCCTGCCTTTTGGCGTGATGCCTTACGCCGTGCATCCAGAAATATTTGCTTGCGCTCCGAGAGCCCACGCTCTACAAACTCCACCGCACGCAGCCACGTATAGGTAGGATAGGTCTCATCAAACTTGACCCCACGCAGAGCTTCCGTCTCCGTCGGATGTCCCGGCAGATTCCCGCCTCCTCCCTGTACGGTGCCCCGCACATACTCCTCGCGTTGCAGGCGGTACGTTTTCAGCTCCTCCGCATAGTTCAGCAGCATGAATTCTGCCTGTTTGCGATCCTGTCGAATCTCATCTGCCATCTGCAAAGCTGCATCGTTCTCAAGCAAGATTAGCCCTCCTCAAAACGGAATATCCTCATTGGGCACTGCCGTCCCCGCGAGCTCTTTAGCGTCGCTTAACTGTTGCCCCCCCCCTTGCTGTCGCAGAACTCCATGCTCTGAACGACGATCTCCGTCACATAGCGCTTGCTTCCATCCTGAGCATCGTAGCTTCGCGTCTGGATGCGCCCCTCGGCGGCGATCTTTTGGCCCTTTGTGACGTACTGACTGATGACTTCAGCGATCTTTTCCCACGCTACACACTGAATGAAGTCCGCCTGTTGATTTCCATCCCCGCTCCTGCGACGGTCAATAGCAAGCGTGAAGGATGCGATCGCCTTGCCGCTCTGCGTGTATTTTACGTTCGGGTCACGTGCCAGTCGCCCGATTCCTACCCAGTGATTCATTTTGATTCATCCTCCGGAAATTTCATAAACACCAGCCAGATTGTCTTACCCCTCCGGTTCCCGAACAACGGTCGCACGGGGAGAAGTTTCAGAACATCCGCCGTAGAAATCTGATCCTCCGACCATTTGAAGATCAGCACACCGTAGTCCATCAAGACGCGCATGCACTCCTCGAATCCTCGGCGCATATCATTCTGCCATGTGCTTTCGAGCACACCGTACTTGATGCCGAGCCATGAACTCTTTCCGGCTCTGCACAGGTGCGGTGGGTCGAATACGACAAGTCGGAAACTCTCGTCAGCAAATGGAATCTCTCGGAAGTCCGCGATCAGATCAGGCTTGACCTCGAATCGTCGTCCATCACACAGGTTTTGGGCAAAGCTGCGGTTATCCATGAACACGGCCGCCGGATTTTCTTTGTCGAACCAGAACATTCTGGATCCGCAACAGGCATCAAGAATTTGCTTCATTGCTCACCAACTCCGGATTCTCGTAGATGTTGCCGATGACCTCAAAATGACACATTGTCCCTTGGTTTAACTGTGGGGACGGATGTCCGCTCTCTACCTGCACAGCCGTAAACCCACACAGGATCGGACTCCATTGGATTACAAAATCCGGGCCGTATTTTCCTGTCGGGTGCCGGATGACATCCCCCTCGTAAATCTCGACGCCGTTCTTGTCCTTCGATCCGGTGTACTGCATAAGACACTCGGTCCTTATAAGCTCAGGCGGACCACCTGCCGCTTCACGAACCAACACAAAAACGCTGTGACTGTGAGTATAGATATTTGCAACACTACGCATGATCTTTTTTGCGCTATCCCAAGCTCTGAATTTTATCTCACGCATCCCTAGCCCCTCCTGTTCTTGTAGATTTCTTTAACCGTGCTCGCGATACTATCCACCGTGAGCCATCCAAAAACCGAAACGGCACCAATAGCCATGAAATCCCAGAAGTTCAGCATTCCGCACCCTCTTTCTCATAACTTAATCCGAGTGTATCCATGACCTCCTCGTTCTTCGCAGTGCAAAACGCCATCATCAAGCGCATACTCGCGTTGATAATATGTGGTTCGCTCCTGTCCCCCATGCGATACAGATTGATGTGACGCATCGCCCGGGAAAGGTGTTCGTCCGATGGGATGGTTCGCCACGTTTCACCCGGATGTTTCGCTGCTCCTTTTGTCAGTCCCTTGGCAATTTCATCCAGCCACGATGCCGAAATGTAGCGGTATTCGTTCTGTTCCTCATCCTGCGGATATTTCTGTTCTGCCATTTTTCTCATGCCTCCTTCGTCTCTTCAACAATCCTCCGAATCACATAGTCCGCGCAAGGTTGCGCCATGCCGTTGCCAAGTGCTTTATAACGGGCTGTGTCGCTCCCGCCTTCGGTATAACCGTCGGGAAGTCCTTGGAGACGTTCGCACTCGGTCGGTGTGAGTCGGCGTACGGCTTTTTCGATGAGGATAATCTGTTGGTCGTGCATACAGTTGAGCGCACCTACTTTTTTCTGTAAACGGGCCTGATCTACCTGTCCGTTACCGACGCACATCACCAGATTCTCACTACCGCCGCCGTGCTTTCCTCCCGATGCTCTGCAGTAGGCGTGTACCACGGGGACTTGATTCCCACCCGTTCCCATGCGTGCGTTGAGCGTTGGGACGATGCCATCTTTTACGGGGCGCATGACTTCATCCGCGTGCGTCATGTCGTAGACGCCAAGCCGATTATTTGTCGTGATTGGCGGCACACCGTCCGAAATCACGGGCGCACTGTTCGCTATGCTTGCCTTTGTGTCAAATCCATATACACCGCTTGGCACTTGAGCGCACTTCTCAGCTCCTCGGGTAGATTCTTTCCCCGTTCCTGTGCCCGTCTCAATATTCCCAGACACGCCTTCGCGCTCAAATAGTATTTCTCCGGCACGTTGGTCATGGGCTGCAAAATCCGCGACAAGGAAGATTCTTCGGCGACGTTGGGGTACTCCGAAGTATTGTGCGTCGAGGACGCGCCATGCGATTTGACACTCTCGCAGTTCTGCCAGTCCTGCGTTTGCCCATTTCCCATTTGGAGGCATTGGAATTTCGGTCTGTCCGATTTCTTCAAGCACGGCTCGAAAGTCCATGCCTTTGTTGCTGCTGAATGCGCCAGGGACGTTCTCCCAAACGAAATAGCGCGGGTATCTCCCCCCCCCGTGGACGTTCGCATTCTCCGAACAATGTCAACTGCTGTGCGGAATAAGCCGCTGCGTTCACCATCTAGCCCCTTTCTTTTTCCTGCGATGGATAGGTCTTGACACGGACTGCCCGCGCAGATAATATCCACAGGCACCATCTCGTCGGGGTCAATCTTCGTAATGTCCCCGAGCTGCTTTACGTCGGGAAAATGCCGCGCCGTCACAGAGCACGGGAACGGCTCGATCTCACTCGCCCATATAGGCGTAACCCCTGCATGACGCGCCGCAAGAAGCCACCCGCCTATTCCGTCAAACAGGCTACCGAGGGTCATCACCGCACCTCCCGAAACACAATGTCCGTCTCCCGCATCATGTGCAGAAACAGCTTCTTGCGCAGGATGTAGTCCCGTGTCCGTACGCCCTTGACCTCGATCACCTCAGAATGCCCATCCGCATACGTCACGAAGAAATCCGCTGTGTAGGTAATCGGCTTCTGATTCTTCCCCGTGTTGTCCCTGAACCCCTCAAGGAGCGTGTAGGACGGCTGCAAGCCGATGCGGATAATCTCGCCGTGCTGTTTTCGTGAGAGCAGGTCAAGATAGATTTCTGCCTCCCGCCTGCTGTCAAACGTGTGCCCGCATACCGTTTTCTTGCGGGCGTTGTACTTATTCGCCTTTTTACGCTGCGTATGCAGGATACGCATGACGTTCCCGATTGCCTCCCTAGCCGTCGGATCAGCTTTCTTGCAGGGCGTGTATTCGTCCATGTTATCACCTCATCCGTATAGCTCGTCTTTCAATTCGTCGATCAGCTCCGATACCTGTGCGCTGTCCATGTCCAGGAGAGGATAATCGTCAACGTCATACCCGAGTTCACGCAGGAGTATTTTTGCGTATTCAAGCTGCCCTTTTGTAGGCTGGTTCATTCGCTCGCCTCCTCCAAGTATCCGTGCTCACGGTTCTTCTCGTTCACGATCCTCTGCAGCTCATCGCGTTCATTTTCAAAATATCCAATACGGTTAAGCCATGAGGTACAGAACGTGATAACTTCCGTGAGTTTTAATGCGAGCCTCTTTTCCGTCACCCCCACATCCTCAATGTCTGTTTCGGCGAAAAAATCATCAACCAGGCCGCCTAAGTATCCTGCCTCCTGAATGACTTCATTCGTCTTCTTAGAGAACTCTGCGACCCAGTCCAGTGTCTTCAGGTAGCAAAATTCCGAGCTTGGCTGCGGCTTTGTCATGTCGGGATCCTGCTTGTTGTCTTGCTCTTCCAGCAGCCCTTTCGTCTGTTCCCACATATCGTATTCCATCTCAGCACGCTCCTTTCATTCGATAGTCTTTGCCCCTGATCTCTACTCGCTCGCACATCCCATAGATGCGCGACATGATCCTCTGTCCTTGCATATCGTCAACCACGTTGCCGCGGCTGTCTACGGTCGCCATATGCCCGATGATCTCCGTTGGGCTGTAGTTGCTTGTCACAACCGTCTGCAGCCGCTCGTTATAGCGGTGATTGACGATGCAAAAGAGCTGCTCCCCGACCCACTCACTCATTTTCTCGCTACCGAGGTCATCGAGCACCAGAAACGGCGTCTCCTTGACTGCCTGCACCGTCTCCGCTGTATTGCCGCCGTCAAACGATGCGCGGATGTCTGCCATGAGATCAGGCACGGACGCAAAAAGCACAGGCTTTCCGGCTCTCGCCCGCTCGTTGGCAATGATCGCCGCGAGTTTGGTCTTGCCCGTGCCACGCACGCCGTAGACAAACAGCCCGCCGATCTCACCGTCGACCATCATGCGCGCTGCATCTACCGCTCCTTTGTTTCCGCCCGTCACCTCGTAATCTGCGAACGTATCCGTCTCATAGGCGCGTGGAATGTGCGCTGAGGCAAAGAGGCGTGCCATCCGCAGGCGCTCCCTCCTGTTGCGCTCGTGCTTGCAGGGACTGAGAACGTGGAAGAACCGCCCGTGAGATGTCTCCACCATCGGAATCATCCCCTGTGACGTCTGCTTGCAGCTCTCCCCCGTACATCCGCGACAGAGGTCTTGCAGGCGCTCAATATGCGCAATCTCATCCCGATGCCGCTCGATCTCCTCCGCCGGCAGGTCGTACTTCCCACGGAGGGACGTAGTTTCGGTTTGCCTCTGCGAAATCTGGATACCTCTCGTCGAGAGCATCTTTGCTATGACTGATATGTGCTCCACTCTGTCTCACCTCCTGTTTCAGTGGGAACAGCCCTTTCCAGCTGTTCATCACGCTTTGATTGACAATCGCAGCTTTCTCCTCGTCCGTGTTCCCCATCCCGTCAAGCTTCTTGAGGAGCAGAGAAAAGGCATGCTCCGTAAGCGGTGCTTTGATCTTCTTACGCATCTCCACAAATCCGTCGAGAGCTTCAAGGAGTTCCGCATTGTCGGTGTAGTCCTCTAAAGGAAAGGTGCCAGCCTTTTCTTTTTGCTTTTCTTTTTTTGTTTCAGTTTCCGTTTTACGTTTATGTTTATTTATGTGGTCACCTTTATGGTCAGTGTTATGGTCACCTTTATGGTCAGTGTTATGGTCACTGATTGACCATAACGGAAGGCTGTCAACATCTGACCGCTCTGACAAGTCGATGATTTTATACTGCGTCGGCTTCCGCTTTTTCCCGGGGATGAAGTCGATGAATCCCTTCTGCCGCAAGGAATTTCGGATGTCGCGCAAGGTGTTACGGGAACATATCCCAGTCTCAATCTGCAATCTCGAATCGGTCGTCTCGAACCACTCCGTCCAACAGCAACGATTGTTCCACCAAAACAGTCTAAGGTAAACATTCACTTCGTTGGAGCTGAGCATTCCAGCGCTCAGATTACTAAATGCGTTGAGCTGCCTGATATAGTCCATTCCGTCACACCTCCTTCTTTGAAGGTTTTGTATTGAGCCGATACACTTTCGCGATCCGCTCATCAATCCGCACGGGCTCAAGAATATACCGCTTGAGAAAATCCCCTTGTCCTATGCGATGAATCTCCGTATGATGCTCCCTGCAAAGAGGCAGTGCCCTCATACCGATATGGCATATCTCCTTGCGATTGCGCCCCATGCCGACCGCATCGACGTGATGCAGCTCCGCTTTCCTGCCGCACACCGCGCACCGCTTATTCATGAGGCACGCCCATACATATCTTGGTATGTCCTCTGAGAGTTGGTATAGCGGCTCTCCTATATCAACCCCGTGCAGAATGCAGAAATCAATGAGGTACGTTATAAAGAGCCGCGCTGTCGTCATGTCGCAGTTTGAGAGTGAGAACGACCTTCTGAGGGTTTCCGCCTCGCCAACAAACATCAGCTTTAGCATTTCCTTCATTGCTTCTAGCGGGGTATATCCCCACCATGCGGCGATGTATGAGATCAGTACATAGGCTTTCTTTCGCTGCTTCGCACTGATACGACGCTTGTCAACGAACTCTACACCAACGCTCTCATGACAGTCATAGAGCTTATCTATGCGCTCCGGGAAGGGGACAAAGATATTGATACCTCTGTCCGTCTCCCCGACAACGCTGCCAACCAGAATCATTTGATCTCGCCCGTCTCCGGGTCAACGTTATCTGGCGCATCCTTTGCCGCACTCATAAACTTGTTCGGCTTCGGCGCATCCTCAACGGGCGTGTCCTCGACTTCAACGGCTTCAGCATCGATGTAGTCCGTCTCGTCTGCCTCTCTGACCATATCCGCTGCGATTGATGTCTTGATGGTCTCATCCGCGCTCAACGTGCGTGCGAACTCCGTTTTGATCGGCGCATACTTGAGGCATGCCTTGAGCACAGTCTTTTTCGCCATCTCGTCAAAATTCGTCGTCCACGGAGACGTATATCCTTTCTTATAGGCGAAACTGTACTTCTTCGCGAACTCCTCCACCTCGTCGCGTCCCATGACGTGGAAGCCGTAGCCGCCGCTCTTGGTCTTGAACATGGCGTAGTAGTGTGTGACAGCACCTTTCTCGCCTGTTGCCGGAATGTGTTTGAGTTTCGGTTCAAGCCCGAACTCATACTCAAATGTATCGTTTTCGTAGACTTCGTGCGCCTGGATGATTACGACCTCACCGCTCCGATACGCAAGGTCGAGAAGCCCCTTGTAGCCGAGCTGGAACTGACACTCCATTGTCCCGTGGTTCTTATACGGGATAAGATACGCCTGCCCGAGCGGGGTATTCGGCTCGACGCCAAGCTGCGCCGCCTGCATCATCGCTCCGAGAAAACTGGCCGGCGTACACTCACGCAGTGTTGGATTCGTGCTGAGTGCCGTGAGCACCATGCGTGTGAAGCGTTCGGGAGTAAGGACGGAGGGCAGTGCTTTCGCGATCTGCCCCTCCATCGAAATGATGAGGTCTTTGATTGACTTCTGCTGCTGTGCCGCCACGGTCTTCTGTTCCTGCGCTTTCTGAATTGCGCCGCCTTTTACACTTGCCATGATAAATTTCTCCCTTCTCCTTATCAGCTGATCCGCAGTACTCGGGTCGGCTTGCCCTGCTTGGCATACTTGGCGTAGATTTCCGGCTCCTTTTCTTTGAGTGCCTTACTGTCGATGGTTGTGCGCCCCGCCTGTGCCTTCCATGAGACTTTGTAATCTCCCGCATATCCGAGCTCGTGGCTCCCCATCATCTTGCGGAGCTGATTCTTATAAAACTCGCTGTTGTTTTCGAGATCATTTTTCGCATCCTCGATTTTACGGATTTGCTCGATGATCCCCACTGCCATGCCTGGAAGCGTTAACGGCTCAGCGATGCCGCCCTGAAACTCTGCGACGAGGGCATCCTTGCAGCTCTCGCTTCCGTCCACCTCTGGCATGATACCCTCCTGAACCTTATGCCAGAACTCAGTCTCTGTTTGGAACAGGAGATCAATCTCTTTGTCATTGCGTGGAATCTCCTTCCACACGAACCTATTCCCGCCGATCAGAACAGCGATGTACCATCGCTCGCAGCCCGTGACCATCATGTAGTGCTGACATTGCACATAGTAGGCGGCGGGCACTTCGTCGTCCTCCCACTCCTTTGCCGAGAATCCGTTGCAAGTCTTGCACTCAAGGCCCGCGTTCTCGCCGATGACCATACGGTCGACACTTGCTATGATGTATGGGCAACCATCCATCTGCAAGAGCCCGCGTCGCTGCACCTTCTTTCCTGTCAGCTCACAGAAACGTTTCGCGACCGCCTCCTCGAGTACCTTACCCCAGTAGACGTATTCGTTCTCAGAGAGATCATCCGGCTCTGCCTTGCCCGTCTTCTCGAGCCAGAGCTGAAAGGGAGACTTCCAGCGGTTCAGCCCGACGACAACAGCAGCGTCGCTGCCGCCAATTCCTGTGCTTCGCGCTTCAAGCCACTTCTTCTCGTCCGTCATCTCTGCGACGGACATAATCAGCTTAGCCATCACTCCTCCTCATCTATCTCATACGCTGCCGCCGAAAATTCCTGTTCGTCGAAATCAAACGCCTTGAACAGATCGCCACGCTCCATATCCTCGACGATCTCCTCTGCCTCCTCCTCAGATGAGGCTGTTACCTCGACAGCCCCCTCAATACGGAAATTTACCCTGTATCTCATGTTTGCTATTCCTCCTCATCCGTGATATACTCACGGTATAGCTTTATTGCTCTGCGCTCGGAGCGGTTGCCGCCGCTGTGGGCGCTTTTTCTTTTGCGATACGTTCCGCGTTAAGGAACATCATACGCGTTCTGAGCTGAACGATCTGTTCTTCCGTCGTTTCAAGCTCATCGATCATCGACAACAAAGTGTTGAACGCCACGTCGATCAGCTTGTACGGTTCTCCACAAAACATCTCCTGTGAGCGGCCTTTGTCATCGACGGCCACGCAGATAAACAGCCTGCTTCTGATAATCTCAGCCGTAAAGCTATCAAGCTGCTCCTTTGTCATGCCTTTTCCTCCCTTGCGTTCAGTTCACGCATTCGTACATTCGCCTCGTCCTGCGTTCCGTAGATGTAGATATCCAGCTCCTCCACACCGTTCACGGTGCGGAACAACCGCCACATCGTAAGAGGCGGACTGACCATCTCGCGCCGTGTCTGCCACTTTGTCATGGATGCACCTCCTTACGCGAACTCATACCAGACGAGTTCCGGGGCGTCCTCCCAATCCTCGGGGTCTGGCTCGTCCGTTGTTCCACAGCTCCGGAACAGGACTGCACATCCGCGGTCTGTCTTGTAGACAACCTCTGCACTCTCCTCTCTGAGTGCGCGCCCGCAGTTGTTGTCGTCATACGCCTCCCATGAGGCTCCGACCTCTGCTGCACGCAGATCAGCGTAGGAAACCTCAATAGCCTCTCCTGCTCCGTTGTAGGAGCTCCCTTGCAGCACGAATGCTGCGGCTTCTTTTATGACGTCTGTCTTCATTTCTGTCCCTCCTTGACCCAGTACGTCAGTGTCAACTTATCGCCGGGATAGATCATCCCCTTGCGATCGAGCAACCAAGGATTCAGCTCCTCAATCCCCGACTTATACTCGAGGATATACCTGCGCGTCCCCGTGTTCTTGGCGACGTACTCCTCCGCGATGTCCCAGAGGGTATCGCCACTCTTGACGGTGTACGTCTCCTCGACAAGGACGGCGTTCTCTCCGTCGTCCCACGGATTGACAGCCCCCGAACAAAGGGCTGCGACGGCAACAAACGCCCCGCCGATCAGGGCGGATTTCCAAAACTCACGCATGAGCTTTGACCTCCTTTCTCTCTTTCAGCTTGCCCGTATAGCGCGGAAGAGAGTGGATGTACTCCACAACCCACGAATACGGAACCT